TGCGAATTAACCGATAATAAAGCCATCAGATCAAGAGCGAAGATAAAGCTTATGCAATTATCAGAAATACCAAAAGATAACGAATACGGTTTAGAATACACTAACAGAACATTAAACTAAATGGAAAACTTTAAAAACGGTGCAAGGCCTCAAATACATCAGCGAGAGTATTACGTAAGCCGAATATTATCTACAGAAGCTTTGAAAGCAAGATGGAAATTAATTAATTATAAACCAGGGCAGTTAAGTTTGGAGTTATGAAAGTAAGTGAATTAAGAATAGGGAACGTATTAAAGCATAAATCTGGAGAGTTCTTTAAAATTACTGGTAGTGATTTGTCTTTATTAGATATAAAAGAAGATATATTAGCTATACTTCCAATAGAAATAACAGAAAAAATACTTTTGAATTGTGGTTTTGTTTTAATGAACAAATGGTTTGATTACGAATTATCTTTATTTAGAATTGGCTATATTACTAATGACGAGTATTTCCAATTCGAAAGCAATGGTAAAGTTATAGATATCAAAAGCCTACATCAGCTTCAAAATATTGTATACTTCAATACGGAGCAAGAACTAGATGTATCAAAACTATTCTAATGCTCACCTACTACATAGGAAACTTGCTTGTGACTGAGTATAGTTGGCAAGAATATTTGAAACTTAAAAAAATTAGATATGAACGATCAAATCGAAACAAACCTATCGAGGGTAAGACTATGCTTGATGGGAGGCGCAAAATTAACGGTTCTAACAGCAATTAAATATTGTCGAACCGTAGATTTAAGAAAATACATTTCGATGCTTAAACGTGAGGGATTGGATATTATTTCTGAGCCAACATTTAATGCGAATAAGAAAAGATTTAATACTTATTATTTAAGAGCTAAATAATTTTCGTATATTAGTGGGATAAAATAAACAGGACGCGGCCACGTTCTAATAGAAAAAATTTATAAACCTTAAAGGGGGATTCTGGCCGGATGAACTCTTTAAGGTTTTCTTATTTTATGAGAGTTTTAAAATTTAGAGGTAAAAAAATCGATTCAAATGAATGGGTTTATGGTTCATTAGTAAATAATCTTTGGTGTTATGCTAAAGCTCATAAATGGGCCGGTATTAATGTTTGTGAAATAATTACAAGTGGAGAATGTTCTGATTACGAAGAAATGCAATTAGAGGAATTTAATATTACAGTTGATCCAAAGACTGTAGGACAATTTCCTGGTTTAAAAGATAAGAACGGTAAAGATATTTATGAGGGTGATATTCTGAATCATCCAAATTCGGGAAATTTTGAAGTTAAATTTGAAGATTATGGATTTTATCTTTTCTATAATGGATTTAAACAAATTGGACACGTTACTGAATATATGGAAGTAATCGGCAACATACACGAAAACCCTGAGCTTTTAAATACTTAGTTATGGCTAAAGACCCAGCATTTTTATTTTACTCATCAGATTTTCTTACTGGCACACTTATAATGCCTTTTGAAGATAGAGGGAAATACATAACAATTTTGGCTTATATGCATCAAAACGGCAGGCTTTCAGAAGAAACCATTAGGTTATTGGTAGGTTCTGTTTCTGATAACCTAAAATCAAAGTTCGGTATTGATAATAAAGGTCTTTGGTTTAATTCACGCTTAGAAGAAGAAGTAATTAAGCGTTCAAATTTTGTCGAAAGTCGCAAAGAAAATGGCAAAAAAGGCGGTAGACCACCTAAAAAATCAACTATTTCATTAGATGATAATTTAAAACCTAAAGATAACCTACCTGAAGATGAAAATGAAATAGATATTGAAGATGAAAATACTATTGATTTAAAAACAAAAAAAAATGAATTAACAATTTTGCTTTGCGAAAAATTAGGTTATTCGGAAATGCGATATGCAAATCGACAAAGATCAATATCAGATTTCGTAAAAGTTAAAATTAATTCTACCCAGGAATACGAAGATTTCGGATTAAACTTTAGAAGTTACCAAGATTACAAAAAATTATCTGGAGAGGCTCTGCTTGGTTTTGATGGTTTATTCGGCAAGCAAGAAAATAAGTTTGATGATTCTAAATTGTTAAATGAAAATTGGGAGCAAAAACTAATAACATTTAAAACTTTGCAGCCTAAAAGCAAATTTGAAAAAGTAGCAGACAATCATAACGCACCAAACCCATACGACAAACCATGAACGAATTACAATTATACAAACAGCCGAATTTAGACTTAAGTCAATATTCGAAAAGAGAGGTAGAAGTATTTAATGCTTTGCAATCTCCAATGATTAAAGATGTTGAGGATATTAAGCTTTTTGAGGCATTCCGACATGTAATTAATAAATCTTACTTAATGGCGGTTTATGCTGCTCCAGAACCATCGCAATTTACTGTTATCGTAGATGAAACAATGAAGATGGCTAAATCGAAATTTGGATTCGTTAGATTGAATGAATTGCCTTTAATTTTCGTTCGTGGTTGCTCAAAAGAGTTTGGCGAATTTATGGGTTTAAGCTTCATTACTTTTTCAGATTGGTTTGCTGGGTATATTAAAGATCAAACGAGAATTAAATTTACAACTCCAGTTAAAGAAGAAAAAATTCCAACTTTGCAAGAGCGTTTTGAAATTGCCAGGCAAAATGCAATGCAAGCTTTTTTATCCTACCAGGTTGGAAAGGATATAAGCTTGGTCGCTCCTATTGTTTACCGATTTTTAAGGGGAATTAAGCTGTTTGTTTATTCGGATTCAGAGCAAGAGGAATTTATGTCTGAGGCGAAAATAAATGTTTTACATCAACTTAAAATGCAAAAGGAAGTGTCATTAGATAAATTCAAACGATTGGAGATTGAAAAGATGATAAATGGCGAAATATCATTTGACGATAAAGTTGTTTTGCAAGCTCAAAGATTAGGCTTGTATGCTTATTTTCAAGAGTTAATCATGAGTGAATCGGATCTGCAAGAGTTAATCAACCAAAAGAAACCAATTAACACGAAGTGATTATGAAAGCATTAACACTTACTTTTTTAATTAACGACAATAACTGCATTAAAACTATTTTGTTCGATGAAAATGAAACAAATATGCCAAGTAATAGTGAAACTCTTGAAAGATTAGCTATTACCTTATTACAAGTTTTAAAGGCTGATGAAAATGATTTGAAAATTCAAGACTTGCTTAATGAGCTAAATATAATCAAATCAAAGCAACAATAAAGTTACAAAACCGCATTGAATTAAAAGGTAAATTTACAGGTATGAAAGCAAACGAATTAAGGATAGGCAATATGGTCAATCTTTGTTTTGAACATAAAGAGGGATGGTTTAAAGCAAGGGTTACTGAGATTTTAAATGATAATACTATTAATACTGATACTACGGAGAGCGATAACAACCATTATTATTTCGAACCCATACCGCTTTCAGAAGAAATACTTTTTAAAGTTGGGTTTGAACTTAAAGGAGTAGTTCAAGCAATAGGATATTTTAGGCTAATTTATGAAGATGGTGGGAAGTTATTTTTTTATTCTCATCCTATGCTAAAAATAGAAGTAAAATATTTACATCAATTACAAAATTTATATTATTTAAGTAGAGGCCAAGAGCTTAACACGTCTAACCTAACAGATTTATAAACAATTTAAAGTAAGATTAAAATGCAGATTAGAAAAGATATTTTCGGATGGTTTGATAACCCATATTCGATACAACCTAGTCATAATCCTTCTACAGATACGATTTGTCCTATATGTGGTAAAACATTATCTGATAAAAGAAAAACAATTTCTTTATTTAAACAAGGTACTGATAAATCGTACTTCTATAGAGTTGATTCAGAGTGCTACAGAAGCATGAATCAAAAAGAAAAAGATGAACTAGATTGGTCGCTGATAGATAATATTTAAACAATTTAAAGTAAGATTATGAAAATAGAAAGCTACATCCACGCAAAAGCAGACAACCAATACGGTACGGTTTGTAAACAAGTTAAATGTGTTTATGTTGGGCATATAATCAATCATGTGACATGCCCTAAGTGCTTAAAAACTTTAGAAATGAGATCAAAGCGTAAAAATTCATTTAAATAAAAAAAATCAGAAACATGAAAAAATTGTATGAAGTAAAACAGAAAATAGCAAATAAATTAGGCTATTCAGATTGGCTACAAATGGAAAGAATATCTCCAGAATTATGCTTAGAAAAAGTAGATGATATTGCAAAGCTATATGCTAATGAGAAATTGAAAAAGTCAAGAGAAAAAGCACAAATGTTAGAAAGTGAAGATGGTGAGTTCGGTGAATTTGTTCCTTTAATGGATATTATTTCACTTGAAGAAAAAATTTAACCCATGCAAATAGAACATAAAACAGAAAAGGGAACGGTATGGATAGTTTTATTTAAACCGAATGACTAAATGAAAAACTTAACCGCTACCACTTATAACGATGTAATGGAAAACAGCTTATTTACTTGTGCGATTTGCGTAGCAGGGCTAAATACTTACGTGTTTTACGGTATATGTGCTAACTAAAAATTATGAGTGAGATAATAACCGCAGCCGAATTTAAAAAGCTTAAAGCTAAAAAATCAAAATACAAAGCTAAGAAAGTTGTATTTGATGGCATTAAGTTTGATTCCATAAAAGAGTGCAATCGATATAAGCAATTATTATTGATGCAGAAAGCAGGAGAAGTGGTTAAAATCGAATTGCAGCCTAGATACGACATAATCATAAACTCAAATTTTTGCGGCTTTTACAAGGCAGATTTTAAGCTTTACTATTCAGATGGTCGAATTGATATTGAAGATGTGAAAGGAATGAAATTGCCGATCTATAATTTAAAGAAGAAAATAGTTGAGGCAATGTATAATATCAAAATTATTGAAATATGAAAAAAATAGTTTTACTAACAGGAGATAAAAGTTATTATAATAATTTCAATGCCAAATCTCCATTTTCAGATACAGAGTTACTTATCATCGATATTGATAACGATTCGATTGAAAAAATAAAAGGACTTAAATTAGATGGTGTAATTGTTCAATGCCACATTAATAAGTTTCAAAAAGACATAGACGGCAGCCAGGAATTTACACCTAGATATGAGTTTTATTCTTATTGCTTAAGTAGAATTAAGTAGCATTTGGTAAAAAGTAGTTTTAATTCGTATATTTGGGTTTAGATGTGGTTTAGAAATATTTAGAATTAAATGGCGTTAACCGAGAAAAAGAAAAAGTTTGCTGATAGGTGGTTTGAAACGTTAAAAGGCGGAGAATCAGCCGTTTATTCTGGTTATTCTAAAAAAACAGCTGATCAGATCGCGTATAATTTACTTCAAGAGCCAGAAGTTCAAGAATATATTCAGTCATTAAGAGTAAAAGCAGCCGAAAATCATTCGATTACAAAAGACCGTTGGTTATCTGAATTAGAAGAAAATGCCTTTAGTAATGTTCAAGACTTCATATCAGAAGATAACTCAATAAAAGACCTTTCTCAAATTGATAGAGCAAAAGCACGATCTTTAAACTCCGTTAAAAAAACTGTTACCGAATTTGAGGGAGGCAGCAAAACTATTGTTGAGTTTAAGTTAAATGATAAGCTTAATGCTTTAGATAAAATTGGTCGCCACTTTGGATGGTTTGAAAAAGATAACGATCAGTCAAAAACCGAAACAACAAACATCATAAATTTAGGGGGAGGCATAGACCCAAATGCAGCTACTTCTTAAACAGCAACACGCTGTATTTTACTTAAAAGATAAAGTTACCGAGGAAATACTTTATGGCGGTGCCGCTGGCGGTGGTAAGTCCGCGTTAGACTGTCTTTACCTAATTGAGCAATCGCAGAATTACCCAGGTTCTCGTTGGCTTATGGGGCGTTCAAAGCTTAAGACACTAAAAGAAACAACCTTAAATACTTTCTTTGAATTATCATCTAAACTTAAATTATCAAGCCAATACAAGTTTAATGCTCAGGAAAATATCATTCATTGGAAAAATGGAAGCGACATTTTATTAAAAGATTTATTCCTTTACCCAGCAGACCCAAATTTTGATGCTCTAGGCTCGTTAGAGATAACAGGGGCGGTAGTCGATGAGTGTAACCAGATTGTTTACAAAGCATGGCAAATAGTTAAATCACGTATTCGTTATAAATTAAAAGACTTTGATTTAATGCCTAAAATGTTAGGCACTTGCAATCCATCAAAAAACTGGACTTATACTAATTTCTATAAGCCATCAAAAGAAAAAACTTTACAGGATTATAGAAAGTTTATACAAGCCTTGCCAACGGATAACCCACACTTACATCCATCTTATTTGCAATCATTGCTTAGACTTGATAAAAACAGCAAACAAAGGCTTTATTATGGAGATTGGGAGTATGACGATGATCCTGCAGCTTTAATGTCAATAGACGATATTAATAATGTTTTTACCAACAAGTTCGTTAAAGGAGGTAAAAGATATATTACCGCTGATATTGCCCGTTTTGGGGATGATAGTACAATGATTGGTGTTTGGGATGGTTTACGGTTGATTAAATACGTTGAAATAACTAAAAAGCCTACTACATGGGTTACATCAGTTATAATGGAATTAGCCCAGCAATTTGAGATACCCTTAAGCCAAATTATTTGCGATGAAGATGGTGTCGGAGGCGGAGTTGTAGATCAATTAAGCTGCAAAGGGTTTGTAAATAATTCATCACCGTTATACGGAGAAAACTTTAACAACCTAAAATCTCAATGTTATTTCAAATTAGCCGATATAGTAAGGGCAAATCAAATTTATGTACATTCGGATGAGCCAGAGTTTATAGCCCGTTTAATAGAAGAATTAGAACAGGTTAAGCAGAAGGATATGGATAAGGACGGAAAAAAACAGGTTGTTCCAAAAGATAAAGTAAAAGAATTATTGGGGCGTTCTCCTGACATTTCAGATATGGTTATGATGCGTATGTATTTTGAATTATTACAAGATTTAGGCTTAGAAACACAAGCCGTATAAATATATCGTACTTTTGCAATATATTTGTTACTTTACTTAAAATAAGTAATTTTATAGCATGAATAAAATTCAACAGGCATGGAATGCAGTTAAAAGCGCATGGAGTGTATATAAACCTGGCTTTGCTATGGTTATCGGCAGTTCGTTTGCCTGGGGCTTTAAAACCAAATCATCACAACTAACCGAGGGTTATAGAAATAAAATAGTTTACGCTACGGTTAATGTACTTACGAGAAAGCTTTTAGAAGCTCCATTAATCGTGAGTAAGGTCGTTGATGAAAAGTCTAATCGCAAAACCAAATCTTTCAATTTCTCGCAAGGAAACGAAACAGGTAAATACAATGTTTTAAGAGCAAAAGCTTTAGAGGAATTAGATAAGCACGATTTAATAGATTTGCTGAATGAGCCAAATCCATATCAGGTAGGAATGCAAATGATGGA